GCACCGCGCCCAATCAAACTCTCAACCTCACCATTCCCGTTGGCGCCACCGGAGCGACCGGCCCGACCGGGCCTCAAGGCCCAGCCGGAACGCAAACCACTAACGCCTCCGACCTCACCAGCGGCACACTTGCCGACGCTCGTCTCTCCAGCAACGTCCCGCTCAAAGACGCCGCCAACACTTACACTCAAAACCAAACACTCAACGGCACGAACAACGTCGCGCCGAACCAGACAGCGGCGAGTGGGTCGTCGGTTATCACCCGCCAGCTACTCGACGACAGCAACCTCGACACCCGCATCATCCGTTTCCGCGACGACTTTGCCAACGGCGGCAGGACTAATGGCATCATTGGCGATACGGGTTGGGGCACGAGCAATGCTGGCGGCGGCACTATCGTAGAGCGCAGTTCGACTGGCGTCATGCCCAACCACAGCACATTTCGCTTAACAACAGGCACAACCGCCAACAACTATTTGCGGATTTTTACCTGCAACGGCATTTTCGGGACCAGCAACCCGGCGACGGTCGCAGGCTGGCACGCCTTGGCCATCATGGCGTTGCCCACAGTGACCGACGTGACCGTCTCGGCGGGCTTTGCGCAAAACCCAACAGACATTGACTTCAACAGCAGGCTCATCGGCTGGCGGTTTAAGGCTGGCGTGGACACCAACTGGCAGTTCGTCACGAAAAACGATGCCACGGCTTACGCATCGTCAACTCTCACAACGCTGGTCGATAGCGGCACGGCACCCGTTGCGGATACATTCTACAAATTTGAAATGCGCTGCGTCACGGCAGGCACTATCGAGTTTCGTCTCAATGGCGGCACTTGGCTGACCTCATCGACAAACGTGCCGTCTTCTTCAAATGCCGGTTTATTTTATATCATTGTCGGCACGCAAACCAACGCCGCCAGAACGTTCGACGTGGACCTTGTGGCATGGAATCAAACAGTCTCACGATGACTCTCCGCCTCTCCAACAACAGCCTCACGCGCTACGTAGACCGCCAGGGCTACGCCGCCGCCGAACTGGTGCCGCTTGACGGCGCGCTCGGTGAAGTCGCCGCGGCTCTGCTGCGCTGGCTCGGCCTGCACCTGACCGCAAGCGAAACGCTGGTCGATGTCGTTCTGGAGCGAGGCGGGCAAGTGGCGACGGCGTTCAAGACACAGATCGACGACGAAGGCAACGAGACGCAGGTGGCAACCGTCTTCCGCCCAACCCTTTCCGCCGCCGTGAGCGTCACCGCCCCGCTCGGCTCGCGCACGTTCGTAGTTTGCAGCGAGAGTTTGCCGGACGAGTTGCGCGATGGGCTGCTCCAAACTTGGGAGGCATTGCAATGAGAACCGTCACTTTACAATCTATATTGCTCCGCGCGTGGCAGCGCAGCGGCAACGACGGCTCAGATATTTCTAACATCCCTACCGGCGCCCGCACCATGATGGTCGCCGCCGCCAACGAGCGCATTGCGGACTGTTGGGAATGGGCGGATTGGCCGGAGCTGTGCCGGGTGGAATCGCGCACGGTGCAGGGCGACACGACGAATGGCTTTTATATTGACTACGAGCAGGTGGGCGAGACGGCGATGGGCGAGGTTTTTAAGGTCTATCGGGACAACCCGGCAACGCATGTGTCCCCGCGGGAGATCGGCTACACGCTGCTCGGAGACGCGATCCGATTCCCCGAGGCGACCAGCCTGCCGACGTCGGTGTGGGTGCGCTATCGCATCCGGCCCGAGACTTACACGACCAGCAACCTTGCGGCGACCGTGCCGGCGGTCTTGAGCAAAGCCGTCGCGTATCTGCTGACCAGCGACCTCCTGGAAGAAGATGGGCAGCTCGATAAAGCCCTGCTCATGGAGCAGAAGGCCGAGAGCGAGATGATTTCCCAGCGCGACAAATACGTTTTCCAACAGGGCCAGCCCACGATGTGGACCGCCCGCATCAACCACTACTAATCCTATGGCACAACCCAACGTAAGAACTACCAACCGTCAATCCGGCAGCATCCTGATTGCCAATACCAATCAAGTCACCGGCGAATTTGTGAGCATCGACAGCATTGACGCCGCGACCAAGTTTGAGGTGTTGACCGGCAACGCCACCGGCATTGCCAACGTCACCAGCGGCAGCGCCACCGCCATCCCGGTCGGCACGACCATCGACGGCATCTTTACCGCCATCAAGCTCCACGCCGGCGCCGTGATCGCCTACCGCAAATAACGCCATGAGCCTGCTGCAAAGCCAGATGACCACGGTGGAGCGCGGGGTGCTGGGGACGTTTGCCAGCATCGGGTCGGCGGCCGTTTCGATGGTGTCGCAGCTCGAAGTCTATCTGCGGGTGGCGGGCCTGATCGTCGGCCTCGCGGTCGGCGTCGTCACCTTACTTTCGGTCCTCCACGACCTGAGAAACAAACAAAAGCTAACGAAGCAAACGAAGGAATAACTATGAGAAACTGGAAAACCACCACCATTGGCGTTTTGACCGCCATCATTGCCACCGCCACCGGCGCCCGCGAGTTCCTCGCCACCGGCAGCGTGCCGGACATCGGCCTCATCGCCGCGAGCCTGGCCGCCGCCTGGGGACTCATCATGGCCAAAGACAATGATGCGCGGCTCTAAGCACGTCGCCGCCGCCCTGCTGCTCGCCGCCTTTGTCCTCTTGGGCACGGGCTGCGTGACGGTGGGCTATGACTTCCTCAAGCAGCAAGCGACGCTGACCTACACTCACCCGCCCAAGACGGACGGCTACAAAAAGTAAGCAATGTGGACGTGGATAACGAGACTGTTTGGCGGCAAATCCGCGGCTGGCCCTGCGCCTGCCTTGCGGAACTCGCCATCCGTATCCACGCCCACCTACATACCCGCCGCGCCAAGGAAGACCTACGACGAGCGCAGGCTGAACACGCCGAACGTAAGCGAGCGCAAGATCACCCCGGAAGCGGTGATCCTGCATCACACGGGCGGCAGCTACAACGGCAGCGTCTCCTGGTGCATGAACCCGAATAGCCAAGTGAGCTATCACGTAATCATCAGCCGCGACGGCCGCCGCACGGTGTTGGCCGACGACACGGCCCGCACTTGGCACGCTGGCAAGAGCGATTGGCTGGGGCGTCCGGATCTTAATTCGTGGAGTCTCGGGGTGGCCTGGGAAGGCGACACGCACACGACGCCGCTGGGGGAGGACGCCATCCAAAGCGGCCTCGAATACCTGGTGCCTCGGATGAAGAAGTGGAACATCCCGCTGACCCGAGTTTTGACGCACGCGGAAGTGGCACCCGGCCGCAAGAACGACGTAAGCACCGCCGCCGCCGAAACCTTTGAAGCCCGCCTGTGGCAGGCGCTGAAAAACTGACATGGCCCTTGAATCACCAGTGCAACGCGACGGAGACGCCGGCTTCCTCGGCTTTGCCAGCCGATTGAACCCGCTGACCTTGCCGGCGGGCATGTTGCAGGACAGCGTCAACATGCGCCTCGACCGCGGCGTGGCGCAGACGCGCAAAGGCAGCAAGCGCCTCACCGACACCATCGGCACGACCGGCGCCCCGCTGACGCTCGACTTTACCCTCGGCACGGACGTTGCCGTTTCGTCGATCACCCGCAGCTCGACCACGGCGACCGTCACGGCGACCGCCCACGGCTTCACGACCGGCGACCAAGTGAACATCCGCGGCGCCAACGAGACCGACTACAACGGGGATTTCATCGTCACGGTCACAGACGCCAATACTTTTACCTACACCGTGAGCGGCAGTCCCACGACACCGGCCACGGGCACCATCGTCGCCAACAACGGCCCCGAGGTGCGCGACAGCTACGACGGCGGACTCTATGCCGCCGGGGTCTTTGCCTCGCAGAACTACGACAACGCCAACGAATATATCGTGCTGGCCGGTAGCGACAGCGCGACGCTCTGGCGGCAAGGTCAGTCGCCGGTCGCCAAGACCTACCCGACCAGCCCGGCAGAGAAGATCGAAGGCACCGACACGGTCAGCATCGTCCAAGCTTTTGATCGCTTGTATATCCTCCGCGAAGCCGACCGCACCGTGAGCGGATGGGAGCAGAAGCTGACGACTGCTTCCGGCATCACGGTCAGCTCCACGACGGCCACGGTTAATGTCACCGCCCACGGCTATCCGGCGGGCGCCCGGGTGCGCATCGAAGGCAGCACGACGCCGGCCTTTGACGGCCACGAATACGACATCGCCAGCAGCTCGACCAACAGCTTCACCATCACCGTCCCCAGCGGCACCGCCACGCACGCCGCCGCGGGGATCAAGGTGCGCCGGACAAAACCGCCGATCTATTGGGACGGCGGGAGCGGCAACTTTGTCCGCGCCTCGGCGGGTGTTCCCGCGGAAGGGGTGACTTACAAGCGCATGCGCTCGGTCGGCTGGGCCAGCTACATTCAGAACCGCCTCATTATCCCGGACGGCCGCGACCAGGTCGCCATCTCCGACTACCTCGACTCGGACCTTTACGATCCTTTCTGGCAATCGTTCCGCGCCGGTGCCGGTGGCGGCGATTTTGTGGTTGCCGTGCATCCGTGGGTGGAAGGATCGGCCTTGGTTTTCTGCCGCAAGAGCATCTGGCTGGCCACGCTGGCGCAATTACCCAGCACGGACGGCAGCTCGTTCGCCATCGACACGGCGGTAGCGAAGCTGGAACTCGTGACCAACGAAATCGGGTGCTCGGCAAGGAATACCATCGTGACAGCGGGACAATTCGTGTTTTTCCTCAGTGACGCGGGCATCTACCGCCTCGACAGCCGCCTCGATCTCAAGCTCCGCGGCGACACCATGCCGCTTTCGGAGCCTATTGCCGACCTGTTCGGCACCGTTGTCCAGTCCCGCGTGGAGAAATCCGCCTTCGGCATCTGGCACAACAACCGCTACCTCGTCGCCCTGCCGACCAGCACGGACCCGCTTGACGGCAACCAGCTCGTCATTGCCTGGAACGCGCTGAACAACCAGTGGGAATACCGCGACATTTACCCGTCAAGCGCGAGCGTGAATCAGATCCTCGTTGGCACCTACGACAACCAGCGGCGCGTCTTCAGCATCCCGCGCTCCGGCAACCTTTACTTGCTGGAGCAAGAGGACACCGCCCAAGACGACAACGCCGTAAATGCAGGCACCAGCCCGGTGACCGGCAGCATCAAGACCCGCCGCTACGGCTTCGGCGACATGCACAGCAAGCGGTTCCTGCGCACGATTGCCGACGTGGTGATTCCGGCGGGGGCCAGTGTTTCGACCAAAATCAGCACGATCAACCCCGACACGGAAACCAATGTCGGCACGCTGACCAACGCCACCGCTGGACCGGAGGACTACAATATGAAGACGCCGGTGCGTTACAAGGCGCACAGCGCCGAAGTCATTTACGAAACATCCGGCGGGCGGCCGGAGATCCGCAGCGCCAGCATCGAAGCCTCGCCGAAATCTCAGCCGCCTACGGAAACCCGCTCTGCCGCCTAATCTCTCAACGCTCAACCCTAAACTCTCAACTACCCTATGGCCTCATATAATTACACCTTCACCTCTGGGGATACCGTGACCCCGACTAAGTTAAATTCCGCCCGCACTGTCAGCGCCATTCAAACGGCCGACATTTCCGACGCGCAAATCACCGAGGCAAAGCTCGCCGCAAGTTCGGTTTCTACGGCGAAGATTGCAGACGGCAACGTAACTTTAGCCAAGCTCGTCACCGCCGTGCAGCAGGCGCTCTTGCCCGCAGGCGCCGTGCAAGCCTTCGCCATGAACAGCGCACCGGCTGGCTGGCTGGCAGCAGACGGCACCGCAGTGAGTCGCAGCACCTATGCCGCGCTTTTCAGCGCCATCAGCACGACCTACGGTGCCGGCGATGGCAGCACGACGTTCGCCCTGCCCGACCTTCGCGGCTACTTCGTGCGCGGCAGCGGCACCAACGGCGACGGCACGGCTGCTGGGACGTTTGGGGCGAAGCAAGCGGATGAGCTAAAGGCACACACGCATACCGTTACAGATAGTTCAATTGCGACTATTGGGTTCACGACTGGCGGGAATGGCTACAACGTCGTGTCAGGAACGCTAACGAGGACAACCTCGTCGGAAGGCGGAACCGAAACCCGCCCGAAGAACATCGCGCTCTTGTATTGCATCAAGTTCTAACCGATGACCCCATGGCAACGCGCAAAACACTGGTGGGACAACCACAGCACGCAAGACTTCTGGGAGCTTGTCGGCGAGCATCTGAGCAGCGGCTTGGTTCACGCCACACCGGAAGTCTTTCTGCTGGCCTCGGAGTTGCGGTGGAACGCGGAGGAGCAAGCCTTTGAAAGCGGAGAGCCTAACTGTTGGTTCGTCACTCTGGCTGCTGCTGTTGGCCATGCAAACCCTGTGCGGGAGTTTATGCGCGTGGCGCCACGCCCGCAGCAATACGCGGCATGGTGCCGCAGGGGCAGCTTTGAGCCGCGAGTCTATTCGTGGAAACAACTAACTAAGAAAGTAGGAGGACAATAGTATGGGTGGAGGAAGACCGTCAGCACCAGCGCCGCAACCAGTGCCAGCCGCACCGGCGCCGATTGATTACGATAAAATGGCCGCTGCGAGCATTCGCGTGGCCCAAGCACAGACACGCGAAGAAGAAGCTGCAATCAAGCGGCTGTATCCAGAATACATACGCATGCAGTTTGGCACCGCCGACCAGCTCGCCGGTAAGCTCAACAATGAATTTCTGCAACGCACACGCGGCGTCATCGGCGAGGAGCTGCAAGCGGCGTCCGCGCCTAATGCCATCGAAGCACAGCTCCAGCGGGATGCAGAGTCTGAACTCGCCCTCGGTCGCTCGCTCTCACCGGAGCAGCAGCGCGAAGCCTCGCAGTCGGCCCGCGCGGCTTTTGCCGCTCGCGGTCTGGGCACCTCGATGGGTAGCAGCGCGGCGGAAATCCTTAATCGTGATGCCTATGGCACCGCGCGGCAGGATGCTCGCCGTGGGTTTGCTGCCAACGTGAACCAGATGGATCTGGCGCGCAGGCAGCGGCGGATTGGTTTGGCCGGTGCGTATACCGAGCTTGATCCGTTCCGTCAGTCGATTGGTCCGGCATTTGGGCTTGGCGCTTCAACGCTGAGTAATACGACAGGACAGGTGAGCGGAATCTTCGGCAACTCGCTGCAACAGTCCGGCAACGTGGCCAGCTTCAATACCAACATGCTGGCGTCCAACCGCAACGCTGTGCTCAACAATAACGCCGCCATGCAAGCCGCAGCAATGCAGGCCGGTGCGATGAACAACGCATCCACCATGGGCATGATCGGCGGCATTGGCAGCGGATTGCTGCAAGGCGCCGGAATGTTTGCCCTCTCCGACAAGCGCGAGAAGAAAGGCATCAAGCCACTAGGCAAGGCTGGCAGCGTGCTTGGCCTGACCGCTTACGAGTTCAGCTACAAGGGCGATGACAAGAAGCACAAGGGCTTCATGGCGCAGGACGTGAAGAAGGTGCTGCCGGAGGCTGTCGCCGAAGTCGATTACAAGGGCAAAAAGCGTCTGGCCATCAAGCCAGCGGTCATCGGCGCCGCCCTCGCTGAAGAATTGATGGCTGCCAAGGCGGCTTAATTAGAAAGAGACAAAACTATGTTTAGCTATGCACCCCAAGAATCAGATCAAAGCGGACGCATCATCGCCCAAGGCATGATGGGCGCCGCGCAAACCAACGCACAGTCCATGGGACAAATGGGCCAGGATATTGGCGGAGCGCTCGCGTCCATCGGCGGAATGGTCGGCAACGTCAGTCAGGCCAACGCCCAGGCGGACTCGGCTTTCGATGCCATCAACGCCATCGGCCAAATGTATCCCGGCATGAAAAAGATTTCCTCCGCGCTCGAGGGCATGGACCCGCGCACACGCCGGCTGGCCTCCATGAGCATCCTCGACAACCTTGGGGCGATCTCGCAACTGGGTATCGCTGGCATGAACAACCAGACGCGCGCGGCGCAGCAAGGGCTGACGGCGGCGATGCCACGGGCGCGCACTACTGCAGCGGCAGAAGCACAGGTCGCTGCAGGCCGCGGGCGCATGATGACCCTGCCTCCAAACGTCAACATGGACGTGGTCCC